TGCTGGCTCTGCTGTTCTGGTTAGTGTAGGCGCAACGCCGATTTATGCTGCTGCTATCAGTTTAAGCGCAGGCAACACGGTTTATTTCACGCCCGGGAATGGAAACTAAAAACAAAATCTAATTAGATTGAATTAGATAGGATTAATTACATGGGAAGGCCAAAAGGATTACCAAAAACAGGTGGAAGAGTTAAGGGTAGTGGTAACCTGTTAACGTCATCAGTTCGCGATTCTTTAGTGGCAACGTACCACGCAATTGGCAGCGACGAGGGCTTTGCAAAATGGGCTACAACCGAGCGCTCTGAATTTTATAAATTATGGGCAAAAATGCTGCCAGCGGACATAAACAATAACAATCTTGGCTCCGTCACCTTTACCTGGCAAGGCAGCAATGACCCGCCCCAACAATAAAATTGTCATACCCTACACGCCACGCCGTGCGTTCATGGCATACCATGACAACACGAAGCGTTTTGGTGTTACCGTGGCGCACCGCCGAGCAGGAAAAACTGTGGCGCGTATCAATAGGCTTATCAAGGCGGCTGTTCTTAGCACGCGCCCTAACTCGCGCTTTGGCTATCTCGCACCCTACTATGTTCAGGCTAAGGATATTGCGTGGGCGTATCTCAAATACTACTGCGCCCCGCTGATTGAGCTTGGCGCAAAGGTGAGTGAAGCCGAGCTATCCATCGTGTTGCCTAACGGGTCTATGATACGTTTGTATGGTGCTGATAACGCCGAACGGATGCGCGGCCTGTATTTTGACGGCATAGTTGTGGATGAAGCGCAAGCAATCAACCAGCAGGTGCTAACCACAATTATTTTGCCCGCCCTTGCCGACCGTCAAGGCTGGCTTGACGTTTCCGGCACACCGCGCGGCTGGGAAAACTTGCTCGGTAAACTGGTTAAAATTGCCCGCGAAAATCCAGACCAATGGTTTCTACAGATTCTCAAAGCATCACAGAGCGGTATTTTGCCAACAGACGAACTGCAACGCCAACGCGACTTGCTTAGTGATAACGAATACGACCAAGAATTTGAATGCAGCTTTGATGCGGCCATTACAGGGGCGGTATATGGCGCACAAATAGCAGCCGCAGACGCCGCCGGGCGCATCACAGCCGTTGAACCGCTGGATAAACCCGTCAACACTGCATGGGATTTGGGTTTTGATGACAGCACCGCCATATGGTTTTGGCAATTAGCAGGCGCAAGCGAGATACGCATTGTTGATTATTTTGAGGATAGCGGCCAACCTATTGACCATTACTGTGATATATTGGCAACAAAGCAGTATAAATACGATAAGCATTTTGTGCCGCATGATGCCGCTAATAAGCTGCTGGCTGCCGGCGGGCGCAGTATCGTACAGCAAGCCTATCAGCTAGGCGTCAAGATGACCGTCATTCCGGCAACGTCACAGCAAAACGGTATCGAGGCGGCACGCAAAACCCTTGATTTGTGCTGGTTTGACGAAAAGAACTGTGCATCGGGCATAGACGCATTGCGCAACTATCAATATGAATTCGACAAAGACCGCCGGGTCTTCCGCTCTAAGCCGCGCCACGATTGGTCAAGTCACGCTGCTGATGCATTCGAGATTATCGGCCAGGCATGGCGCAACCCCATTATTGCCGCGCAAAAACCTAAGCCAAAATTCCTGCACGAAGCAACCGCTGATGATTTGTTCTGGGGCGATTTGAAACAAAACACACGAAAGATTAATCGCATATGAGCACGGCAGCTGATTATAAGAAAATCATTAAATCGTATGAAAACAACGCCAAAAAATGGACGGCGCAATCTAATGCTATTCAGCGCCGCTATAAAGGCCAAACAGACGAGCAGCGCCGTATTGAGACTTTTCGCTACAACATCCTATGGAGCAACGTGCAAACGCTGCAACCCGCGCTTTACGCAAAAAACCCTACGCCAAACGTATCACGCCGTTTCGATGACAAAGACCCGGTGGGACGTGTCGCGGCTGATGTGCTGGAACGTTGCCTGAAGTACATCGTTTCGTGCGACAATTACGGCCAAGTGATACGCCAATGCGTTATAGATTATCTCTTATCAGGGCGCGGCACGCCATGGGTACGGTATGTGCCCCACATCACTGTTGTTGAGGGTGAAACACTTGAAACACCGGCAGCAAAAGATGATGGCGAATCCCTAACTGGCACTGCGCCTGATTCTGTTGCCATTGAAACACCTGAAACACCAAAGGAACCAGATGAACACCTTGCCTACGAGGAGGCTGTTGTTGATTATGTGTACTGGGATGATTTTGGCTGCTCAAATGCGCGTACTTGGGATGAAGTACATCAGGTATGGCGGCGCGTTTATCTTACGCGGGCGGAGCTTATAAAGCGGTTTGGTGAGGATGTTGGCAATAACATCCCCCTAGACCATAAGCGACCCGCAGAAGCCTCTGATAACACTAATGGCATGGCTGATAATGCCAACGACAAGGCCGTTATCTATGAGTTGTGGTGCAAAACCACCAAAATGGTGTACTGGATAAACACCAGCTATGAGGGCATATTAGAAGAGCGCAAAGACCCGTTACTTCTTAAAGATTTTTTCCCCTGCCCTCGCCCGCTGCTGGCTAACGTTATCAACAACAGCGTGTTGCCTGTGCCTGATTATGTTGAATATCAAGACCAAGCATTACAGCTTGATGATTTCACCAATCGCATCGGCCTGTTATCGCAGGCAATCAAGGTTGCGGGTGTGTATGACGCCTCTGCGCAAGGCATACAGCAGATTTTAGCGGACGGCGCATCAAACGTGCTGATTCCCGTCGACCAATACGCTTTGCTGGCTGAAAAAGGCGGCATCAAAGGCATCATTGATTTTATGCCTATGGAGGAAATAGCCAATACGTTGTTGATTCTCTACGATGCACGCGAACGGGTTAAAAACGACCTCTACGAGATAACCGGGCTTGCTGATATTTTACGCGGCGCATCAAACGCTATCGAGACGGCCACCGCGCAGCAGCTCAAAGGCCAGTTTGCCACCTTGCGACTAAGTGAGAGACAATCGGAAATACAGCGTTTTGCCCGTGATGTGTTGCGTCTTTTGGGTGAAATAATCTCTACGAAATTCAACGTGGAAACATTAAAGAAAATCAGCGGCGTGCAGCTGTTAACAGAACCTGAAAAACAGCAAGCCTTGATGATTAAACAAATGCAGCCAGACCAAACGTTGGGTGACATTGAGGATTATTTAGAAGAACCGACATGGGACGAGGTTATTGCCTTATTGCGCGATGAACCGGCCATGATGTTTCGCATTGATATTGAAACCGACAGCACTATCAAGGCCGACCAGCAGCAAGAACAGGCCGATAGAATTGAATTCCTAGCCGCTGTTGGCTCTTTCCTGAAACAAGGGGCGGAAGCAGCCGCTACCGCGCCGGAATTAGTGCCGCTCATGGGTAAAATGCTCATGTTTGGCGTGCGCGGGTTTAAAATTGGCAAAGACTTGGAAGCATCCATTGAGGAGTTTGTTAACAAAGCTGAGGATAATTTCAAAGCGCAGCAAGGCCAGCCGAAACCAGACCCTGAGATGGCTAAAGTTCAAGCGCAGCAACAAATTGAGATGCAAAAAATGCAAAATCAGTTGATGCTTGAAACGGAAAAAGCCAAAATATCAATGGAATTAGAGCGGGATAAACAAGCCGCCCAGAATGCTGATAATCAGCGCGAACAGCAGCTTACTGCCGCGCGTGAGCAGCAAAAAATGCAGAACGAATTGCAGCTAGAACAATTTAAAGCTCAAAACGAGCTGGAATTGGAAAAGATGCGCATTGAGGCGGAAACACAACGTGCCTTGGCTGTCGAGCGCATAAAATCCGATACGGCAATCCTTGTGGCTCAAATAGGCGCACAGCAAAAGATGCAATCAGAACAAATGGCAACAGAGCGCACGCTTATTGATGCGGCAAGCCAGCCTATGGTGGAGGATGTTGATTAATGACAACGTATGTTATGCGTAATGGCGAATTAGTGGATAAAGACCTGGCTGAACCCTTAGAGGTTGGCAGCCGCTTACAAATCATACGCGAGATTGAGCCATACAAGGCCGTTGCCACAGATGTTGCCACTGGCCGCGCACCTATCATTAAATCGCGTGCAGACCATAGAGAGTTCATTAAGCGCAACGGTTACATAGAAGTTGGCAGCGAAAAGCCGAAACCCCGTGCGCCTATTGAAATGAGCAGTCCCCGTGAAATCCTTAAAGCCCAACTAGAAAGATTACGATAATGTCACTTGATACAGAAATTGAAGTACGGAACAACGTTGAAACTGAAGATAAACAGCTCGATGTGCTGGCCAAAACCCCAGAAGTTAACGAGCCTGCGCCAAATGACATTGCTGGCCAGATTCGCAAAGCCGCTAAAGAAGTAAACGAAAGGGCCGCTGCTGCGCCAAACACGGAAACCGCTACAAAAACCGTTACAACAGCCGCAAAACCAGACGGCAGCAAGCCCGAAACAACCACCGAAAGCGCGCCCACTATCGTTCCCGCGCCCAATTCATGGTCTGCTGATGCAAAGAAAGATTGGGAAAAAATCCCGGCTCACTTGCAAAAAGAAATATCCAGGCGCGAGGCAGAAATCCACAAAACAGTTACCCGCTATGATGAAGAACGCTCGTTAGGCAAACAGATTAAAGACATCATCAATCCCTATTCCGCTATGATTAAGGCCAACGGCAGCACAACAGAGCAAACCATAGGAAGTTTGCTTAATACGGCCTATGTTTTAGAGACCGGCAGTCCAGAGCAGAAAAAAACGCTTTTCGCACAATTAGCAAAGGCGTATAAGGTTGAATTAGAAGGTCTGAGTTCTCCAGCTTCTTTCGTTGACCCGCAGATTGAAACCCTGCAACAGCGGCTTGACCGCTTGGAATACGAAAGACAGCAAGAAACGACTACTAAAAAGCAGCAAGAAACCCAAGCTATCGAAAATGATATTGCTAAGTTCGCTTCTGACCCTGAGCACGTGCATTTTGCAGAAGTTAAAAGCCACATGGCCGCACTTTTACAAAATGGCCTCGCAACGGATTTGAAGGACGCATATCAACAGGCAGTTTGGGCAAACCCAGAGACCCGCTCCACTCTTGAGCTTAAAAAGCAACAAGAAATTCAAGAGAAGATTAGGGCTGAAAACAAAGCCAGAGCATCATCCGCACGGGCGGCCAGCGTTTCCATTACTGGAGCACCCACATACGGTGTCACCAATAAGGAAGATGAATTAAGCGGGCGCACCATAGCGGAACAGTTAGCTTCGGCGGCAGCAAGACTAAGCTCAAATCGACTCTAATTAACCCTCACCCTCATAGGAATTCATATGGCATTAGCGAGTCCATCCGCAACGCTATCCGAAATCGTAACGTCCACCCTGCGGTATCGTTCAAAGGATTTATCGGATAACGTATCTAAAAACAACGCCCTGCTTAACCGCCTATCAAAGCGCGGCAAGATTAAAACCGTTCCCGGCGGGCGCACCATTGTGCAAGGTATTGAATACGCTGAAAACGGAACGTTCAAATATTACAGCGGTTACGAAACGCTGAATATTTCGCCCTCAGACGTGTTCACGGGTGCAGAGTTCAACTACGCTCAGGCAGCGGTTGCAATCTCTATTTCCGGCCTTGAAATGCTGCAAAACAGCGGTGAAGCGGCTGTATTTAACCTGCTGGAAGAGCGCATCGGCAACGCCGAACGCACAATGCGCAACAACATTGCTATCGGCGTTTATTCTGATGGCACTGGTGATGGCGGGCGTCAAATCGGCGGCTTGCAATTGCTTGTTGCAGCAACCCCTACAAACACCGTGGGCGGCATCGATGCATCTACCACGATAGGCAGCTTTTGGCGCAATATCTCGTTCTCTGCCGTTACCAACGGCGGCGGCGCGGCAACCAGCGCAAACATTCAGAGCTACATGAACCGTGTTTGGATTCAATTGCAACGCGGCGCTGATGGCACTGATTTGATTGTTGCGGATAACAACTATTACCGCTTGTATCTCGAATCGTTGCAATCCATTCAGCGCGTCACATCACCTGATATGGTGGATGCTGGTTTTGCATCGCTAATATACATGAACTCGGATGTTGTTCTTGATGGGGGCTTTGGCGGTGGTTCACCAACCAACACCATGTACTTCTTGAACACAAACTACATTTTCTTCCGCCCACATGCGGATAGAAACTTTGTTCCAATCGGCGATGACCGTTTTGCATTCAACCAAGATTCAATGGTCAAGTTAATCGGCTTTGCCGGAAACATGACTGTATCTAACCGGCGCTTGCAAGGCGTCCTAACAGCTTAAGGAGTATTTATGGCTTATATTAACACTACGCCTCGCGCTGGTATTCCTGATATAATTGGCGTTCAAAAAGCGCCTTATTCTATTGGGATAACCGGATTACCAACAAGCCCGCTTGAAACGTTCCTAGGACAAATTGTCACGGGTTACGATAACGCGGCAACTATCAACGCTGGTGGTGAGTTTATTTACCTTGCCGTTGCCACCTCGACAGCTATCCCCTTAGGGACGATTGTTGTGTGGGATGCGTCAAACTACCGCGCCACAGCTATGCCTACCACTTCGGGCAGCACTGCGCGTCCAGTAGCGGTTGCTATCAACGCAATCACCTCTGATGCAACCAACGTGCAGTATGCATGGTTTCAAATCCAAGGCCGTGCTTTAGTGCTTAAAACCGCTGTAACCGTGCCTACAAACTCTCGTTTGTTTATCTCCGGTACGGCAGGGCGTTTTCACCTCGCCTCATCGGCTGGAAAAACCATTGTTGGCGCTCGCACCGCGAACGCAGCATCTGTTACAAGCACCACCTCGACCGTACTGGTTGATTTGTACCGTCCGGTACTCCAAGGCGCATAAGATTCTGTGCTCCCCCCAGAATGAAGAAGGCGGCTCACAAGGCCGCCTTTTTTTTGTTGCGGGTATGTCACTGAAAATATAATTTTAGAATATGCTTAATGTTATCTGCGTCAAACAAGGTGAAAAGTATTCCAGCGACTATGTGAATATTTTATATGACATGGTTTGCCGCAACATAGGACGCGAAAGCAAAGCGGTTTTTCATTGCCTGACGGATGATGTGACGGGGCTGCATGAAAACATTGTCACGCACCGTTTAATGCCGGGGAAATCGCATGAAGGTTGGTGGGCTAAACTTCAAATTTTCATGACAACTTTTGGCAAAGATGATGTCATTCTGTATTTAGACCTCGACACAGTGTTGATTGGCTGCATATCGCACTTGGAAGATTACAAAGGCGATTTTGCAATTTTGCGCGATTTTGTGCGTTATGATGGCCTCAATAGCAGCGCTATGCTCTGGCGCGGCGGCGCTCCTTGGGCAACCGGCTGGCTTTTTGATAAATGGTATGACCAAGGTTGCCCCCACGTTGAAGGCGGTGACCAAGCGTGGATAGAATCACAAGTGCCGTTAATGCCGTTCAAAACGGATATTCTACAGGATTTATATCCCGATACCTTTGTTTCATACAAAAAGCATTGCCTCAGCGGCGTGCCAAATGGGGCAAGCGTGGTATGTTTTCATGGTGAGCCAAAACCGCATCAGGTTAAGGGCGATTGGGTGGAAAAAGCGTGGCAGGTAGGCGGCGTAACGTCACTGCAGCTGCAAGTGCGCTCGAACGTTGAATCATCACAATTGAAACGGAATATCGAGAGCAACCTTAAAAAGGGCTTGCCGCTGGTTGACACCGTAGAGCCACACGACCGCACAGCAATTATTGTGGGCGGCGCTCCATCGCTTAACAACTACTGGCTTAAGCTGCAAAACGCACAGGGTGATATTTTTGCGGTCAATAACACGCTGCAATATTTACAGTCAAAAGACATTGATGTTTACGCCCAGGTTATCTTGGATGCACGCCCACTGAATGCGCACTTTGTTGTGCCAAGCAAAAAACCAATAAAGCGATATTTCGCCAGTATTGTTAGCCCAGCGGTTGTGAATAAAACATCAAAGTCAAAGAAAAACCAGATTGCGCTATTTCACAACGGTTCGCCAGAGGTGCAGCCATTCTTAAGCGACAAACCCTGCGCAATCATTGGCGGCGGTACTACGGTGGGCATGACCGCCATTGCCCTTGCCTATGCTCTTGGATACCGCAAGTTTGAACTGTACGGCATGGATTCATCTTTCCACGGTGATGCGCATCATGCTTATGAGCAGGACGCCAACAACGCGGATAAAGTGATAACGGTGCAATATAATGATGCGGAATATAAGACAACGCCGTGGATGGCGCAGCAGGTGGAAGATTTTATTGTGCTGGCGCAGGAATTAACCCGTAAGGGATGCCAGTTATCGGTTTATGGTTATGGGCTGCTTAATGATGTGGCGGCCAGCATGGTGGAATATGTCCCCGCAGCGCAAGAGCGTGCTGACGAAATTCTAAAGCGCGTGCCGCATGATGGCGTTGGCGTTGAAATAGGCGTTTTTGCTGGTGACTTATCGGCGCGGCTATTGCAGCAGTCTAATATTAAACTGCATATGGTGGATTCTTGGACAACCTCTGACCCGTCAAGTGATTATGCCAAGTCTGAGGATTTCCATGCGGGGTTAAGCCAAGCGCAGCAGGATAAGTGCTATTTTGACACAGTAGAGGCGGTGCGCTTTGCTGGTGAAAGAGCCATTATTCAGCGCATTGATTCCGTAGCCGCAGCGGGTGCATATAAGCAAGAAGTGCTTGATTTTGTCTTTATCGATGCAGATCACTCCTACAGCGGCTGTAAACGCGATATTGAGGCATGGGCACCGAAAGTAAAGCAAGGTGGCTGGATTTCCGGCCACGATTACGACCACCCGGAATTCCCGTTTGGGGTTAAGCAAGCCGTAGATGAATATGCGGCGGCGCATGGCCTTGAACTTGAACTTGGCAAGAATTACACTTGGTTTTTAAACAAAAAAGGAAATACCCTATGAGCTTTGCATCATATAGCCTGCCTAACAATTTTCATGACCATGCCATGGCAACACACGGCAGTGATCAGAATCTATTTGTGGAATTTCACACTAAAGCGGTTGAAAATACCTTTTTAAGCGAAAAAGAAGGACGGCCAGTCTACGAAAACGTTGATTTTATCAGCATTCACACGCCCGGTGACCGCAATAAAAAAGTGGTGCGCAAAGTGGCAAAGACGCAAGACGAAGCAAACGGCAACGCCCCAGATACCGTTCGTTTCCGGGCGCAGTGGGAAGCCTATCAACAAAACAAGGCGCAAGTTTCCAATGGAACGCCGCTTGAAATGTGGCCGCCCATTGACCCGGCAACTATCGAAAACTTGAAGGTTTTTAGAATTTTCACGGTGGAACAATTAGCCTCTACAGCAGAAAGCAATTTTGATAATCTACCATTGGGCATTCGCGCATGGCGCGATAAAGCAAAATCATGGCTTGCAAGCGCAGAAGGCAATTCGGAATTAATCCGCCTCAACTCGGAAAATAATAATTTGAAGACCGAACTTGCTATGCTAAAAAAGCAGCTAGAAAAACTTGCATCGGATGTTGAATCCGAAAGGCGCTCTCCAGGTAGACCCCGCTCTGTAAACAAGGATTCAGAACAATGATTAAACAACGATTGATGGGTTCGGGTTTTGCGCCCTTACAAACCAACTCTGTTGGTGAAACTGTAACCACATCACTTACCGGCGCGGGCACAAGCAGCCAAGCAAACGCGCTGGCAATTGTGGATGACATTAATATTTTTACCACTGTTGCCTCTAACAGCGGCGCACGTTTGCCCGATGCAACATACGCATCATTAGGCGATAAAATAACAGTGGTAAATTATGGTGCGAACGCCTTGCTTGTTTACCCACCAACTGGCGGTAGAATCAACAATGGCAGCGTCAACGCATCAGTTAGCATAGCGGCCAACAAAACTGCGGTATTTATCAATTTGACGGGCATTGATTACGCTTTTAACATTAGCGCGTAAGGACTTGCACCAATGGCTAAAACCTTTTTGCAATTGGTGCAAAACGCCATTGATGAAATAGGCAGCATCACAACGCCTAGTTTCATAATTGGCAACACCGACCAAAATGCAAAACAGATTTTAGCTTTAAGCAACCGCGAGGCGCAGGAATTCAGCCGTCTTGCGGATTCTTTTGGCGGTTGGCAGGCCTTGCGCAAGGATTATACGTTCCCCCTTGTGAATACCGTAGAAACCTATGCCCTGCCCTCTGATTACCGATTTTTATTGCCCAACACTATATGGCAAACGGCGTTTCGCTGGCAATTGTTAGGGCCTCTATCCCGGCAAGAGTGGAACGTGCTTGAATATGGGCTTACGCCTGCTGGCCCTCGTATGCGTTTCATGATTGAGAATAATCTGATTTATATTAATCCCACCCCATCATCCACATTGTTAGGCAATGTGGCCTATGCGTATATTTCCAATGGCATCACTAGAAGCGCGGCAAACGTTGTGCAAACGGAATGGCTAGCCGATACCGATACCTATGTACTTGACGAGCAATCTTTTATTCTTGGCTTAAAATGGCGCTTTCTGGCAGCAAAAAAGCTGGATTATGTTCAAGAAAAGCTGAGTTATGACCAGCATGTTCAGCAAGCCCTAGCGCGGAATGCAGGCTCAACCATTTTGCCGCTAAACGCCAATAACACGCGGCGCTTTTTAGATACCAACAACATACCTGATACGGGCTTCGGCACTTAATGGCACGGGCGCGGCGCAGAACGCAGTTAGGGCAGGCTGTCAGCCAAACAAAAAACGTCCCTGCCCCCGTTGGCGGCCTTAATACGGTTAATTCTATTGCTCAAATGCCGGAAACGGATGCTGTAATTTTAGAGAACTGGTTTCCGACCCCTACTGATATTGAGATACGGAATGGGTACGTCAAGCATGTGACTGGCATTCCCGCTGGTTATGTTGAAACATTGATGAATTATGCATCGCCCACAACAACAAAGCTTTTTGCAATCAATAAGCCCGGCGGCACGGCAAACGTTTATGATGTGACATCATCCGGTGCGGTGGGGGCTGCGGTCTTGACAGGTCTTACAAATGCACGCTGGGAATACGTTAATTTTAACAATACCGGCGGCGCATATCTTTATATGGCGAATGGTGTTGATAAGCCGTATTTGTATAATGGCTCAACTTGGACGGCGATTGATGGGGCAAGCACTCCCGCTATTACGGGCGTTACCACAACAAAACTGCGCAATCCTGCTGTGTGGAAAAACCGCCTCTGGTTTGTCGAAGACGGCACTTGTAACGCATGGTACTTGCCTCTGGCAGCAGTGGGCGGCGCTGCGCAAAGTATACCATTAGGCGCTGTTTTCAAAATGGGCGGCCAGCTGCAAACCATATTTACCGTGTCAATTGATAACGCCAGTTCTATTGATGACTATATAGCGTTCTTAAGCTCTGAGGGTGAAATTGCGCTGTATCGCGGTTCTGATCCGTCCTCTGCCGGGCTTTTTGGTTTGGTGGGATTATATCGCGCTGGAAGGCCAATCGGGCGGCGGCATGTTTTTCGCTATGGCGCTGATACAGTGTTATTAACCATTGATGGCGTAGTTACCATGAGCAAGCTGCTTATGAGTAACCGTGATAATATGGCAACAACATTGTCTTATAAAATCCAGCCGTCTATCAGTAATGATGCCAGCGCCTACAGTGGTAATTTTGGCTGGCAGGGCATTTTGCACCCCGCTGGTGACAAGATTCTAATTAACGTGCCGCAGCAAGAGAATATTACGCAATACCAGTATGTTATGAACACAATTCATGGCAGCTGGACTAAATACACCGGGTGGAATGCGGCGTGTTTTGAATTATCGGGTGATAAACTGTTTTTTGGCTGTAATGGTTTTGTTGCGCAATGCGATACCGGGGCAAGCGATGCGGGCGATACGATTCAAGGAATTGTTAAGCCAGCTTTTAGCTATTTTGGCAGCACACAGCAAAAATCATTTAAGTTGATGCGGCCAATATTTAGCACTAATGGGGCATTGTATTTCTCTGTTGCAACACCTGTAGATTTTAGCAGTGACGTGCCGCAGACCTATCCGGCTGTATCAAACTCCATTTCGGCAGCGCCGTGGGATACTTCCCCGTGGGATGTAACGTCATGGAGCGGTGACGCACAAATACAAAAAAACTGGGTTGGGATGGCAGGAATAGGCTTTAGCGCCACCAGCTACATTTTAACGGCCAGTGACGGATTAAGTTATAAACTATTGAGCATTGATTATGTATTTGAAACGGGCGGGTTATTTTGATTTTGTTTATGGTGATGACGTTGCCGTTGCACAATGGGTTGGAAAAAATATCGTTGATGGTTATTGGGAAAAACCCGTTGCAATAGGATTACAGCGGCGCGGCGAATTAATAGCAGGCGTTGTTTATGATTTATATTATCCGGGCGTTTCAATCAGAATGCACGTTGCGGCCAAACCCGGCAGCGGATGGGCAAAACATAATCATCTCACGGAATTTTTCTCTTACCCATTTAAACAACTTAAGGTAAAACGAGTCACGGCTCCAGTTTTGGCAAAGAACAAGCCAGCTTCCCTTTTTTTACAAAAAATAGGTTTCACGCTGGAGGGCTGTATGCGCCAAGAATCCGAGACTGATGACGATATGCTGATTTTTGGAATGCTGAAATCTGAATGCAGGTGGCTGCATGAGTCTTAAAAAATCACCCGCCGCGCCGCAAGCACCAGACCCGCAAGTAACGGCCAATGCGCAAACAGCATCAAACGTCAAAACGGCGATTGCTAATGCTGATTTGAATCGCATTAATCAGATTACGCCGCAGGGCACGTTGACGTATGAAAAAACAACCAATGCAACGCCCGTTTCTTTTGATAAAGACGCCTATGCCGCTGCTCTTAAGAATTGGGGCGAAACGTCCTTAGAGGCGCAGAAACTAGGTCTTCCATGGGATAAAGTGCCCGTTCCTGACGCAAACGATTTTAAAATCGGCGGCGAATTACCGCAATACACGCAAGTCACAAGGCTCTCACCAGAACAGCAGCGCCTGTACGACATGACAACCCAAGGCCAAACGGTTTTGGGTCAAAGCGCCTTAGGCATGGCCGACCGGATTAAAGGTCAATATGGCAGCGAACTGGATTTAAGCGGCGCACCGGGGCTTGCATCGCGGGTTAGTGACCAAGACTATGCGCAGCAGCTTAAACAGGCGCAGGACGCAGCATACGGCAAACAGACAGCATTCCTTGACCCGCAATTTAAGCAAGACCAAGCGGAACTGGAATCAAAATTGATTAATCAAGGCCTAATGCCCGGCACTGAGGCATACACTAACGCCATGGGTGATTTTAACCGCGCCAAAGAATTCTCTTATGGTCAGGCGCGTGATTCGGCTGTGCAGATGGGCAATGCGTTACAAAATCAGTTGTTTAATCAGAAATTGTCGGGCGCGAACCTTAGCAATGCCGCTCGTTCACAATTCTTGCAAGAGGCCTTTGCAAAACGCGGCCAGCCGCTTAATGAGTTTTCGGCGCTGCTTAATGGCTCGCAAGTTAGCAATCCGCTGTTTAATTCTGTACCTGTCACGGGCGTTGCAAACACAGACACGATGGCACCCACTATGGCGGCTTATCAAGGCCAGCTTAACCAATACAATCAAAAAATTGGTAAGCAAAACGCAACTACAAGCGCCATTGGTCAATTAGGCGGAATGGCGGCAGCGGCCGCTATATCCGATATTCGCCTGAAAAAAGACATCACCCCGATGGGCAGCACCTCAACGGGCATTCCGACATACACATTCCGCTATAATAACGAATCAGACGATGCACCGCTGCGCTTTGGTGTTATGGCGCAGGACGTTGAAAAAATTATCCCAGAGGCCGTTATTACCCGTGATGATGGGTTTAAAATGGTCAACTACGCGATGGTGGGTTAGATGCAAGCGGGCGGAATGGGTTACGGCTATCAAGAAAGCCCCGATATTAAGCGTAAGCGCATGATGGCGCAAATGCTCATGCAGCAAGCAGGTCAGCCGCTGGATGCAAACCGCACGGCCTCTGGCGGTCTGGCTATTCCTATTTCGCCATTTGAAGGGCTGGCCAAGGTATTGCAGGGCGGCATTGCGGGTTACGCCAATACACAAGCCGATAAAGCGGAAAAGGCCGCTAGAGACGATTATCAAAAAACCCTTGGTGATGCGCTGATGGCGCAGCAAAGTGGCGTCAAAGAATGGGTCAACCCCGATACAGGCCAAGTGGCAATACAGGGCAAACCCGCAGGCAATCAGACCATGATTGATATTCTGCGCGGCAATGAATCCACTATGCCGCTTGCTATGAATATGCAGCTATCACAGGCAGAAGCGCAGCAGAAACTGGCAAACGATATTGCTAAGGAGCAGCGCAAACGCGAGTTGGATTTACAATACGCGCCACAGATTGAAGCAGCAAAATTTGGCGCTACAAAACAAGACCGTATGGACGTTGCCGCTGCCGGGCGTTCTTCTACAAACGTAAACGTCAACAATGCCGCGCAAAAAGCCGAAAGCGCTTATTCGCAATCAATATCTAATGATGCAGCAAAGCAAGATATGGCATTAATTGATGCTGGTAGAGCTGCACCTAAACAAATTGATACGGCAAACAGAATTCTTGGCTTATTGAATGATAAAAACAAGCCAATAACTGGCACTGGCGCTGAGACAAGGGCGGCGCTGGCGAATGCGCTTTCAACTGTTGGTTTAATTGATGGCGATACTATAACCAACACTCAAGATTTAGTATCGGCGTTAGGAAAAACAACTCTTGCTGCAATCAAAACTTCCGGCCTTGGCGCGGGTCAGGGCTTTACAAACGCGGATAGGGAATTCTTGGCTAAGGCTGAGGGCGCAACGCTTGATTTCCAGCCGGAAACATTGAAACGCCTAGCAACGCTTACCAAAAAAGCCGCGCAGCTTAATATTAAAGCGGCTAATTCTACGATTGAAAACATGCGCAAAAACCCCGATTTGGGCACGGTTGCCAATCGTTTTGAGCCTATAGAAGACCCGTCCCCACCTGATAATTCAGCAATTGAGCAAGAGCTAAGACGCAGGGGGCTTTTAAAATGAGCGACCTTAGCAAACTTTCAAACGATGAATTGATGAGGATGTACAAAGGCGGCGGGAATGCCCCTGCCCCCAAAACTGTCAATCCACCTTCAGACCTTTCAAGATTCAGCGATGAAGAGTTAATGCAGCTTTACCAAAAACCACAAGTTGAACCGGCAGTCCCCGCCCCCAATATGCTTAATGAAATAGGCCGGGCAGTAGGGCGCACTGTGCGCAGCGGCGGTGCCGGCGCTTTAGGAATGTTGGATTTAGCCGAAACGCCTATTCGTATGGGTATGGCAGGAATTGCCGATGTTATTGGCGCACCGCAAAGCGCAGAGCAATTGCGCACCGATAAAACTTTATCGCAGGGCTTTAAAGATACTATTGACCGGGCAACTGGGGGCACGTTGCAACCGCGCAATAGCGCCGAAAGATATGCAGATACCGCAACAGAATTTATGGGCGGCGGCATGATACCAGCGGCGGGCATGGCTCGAATGGGCGCACCAGCAGCGGAAACATTAGCAGGAAAAGCCGTGCAGTTTCTTGCCCCCCGCACGGCAACCGATGTGGTTGGTGCCGGCACAGCAGGACTTGCGAACCAATATGCGCAGGATAACAATTACGGCGTTGCAGGAACGGCTCTTGCTACATTGGCTGGCGGCGCTGCCCCTGCTCTAGCTCGTTCTACGCCAGAATTAGCATTAAAAGCTGTTACACCAAAAATTGAAACGGAAACCGCAAAACTTGCGCAACGAGCGCAGGAATTTGGCATACCGCTAAGCGTGAATCAGGTTGCGCCTACGCGCCTGAATAGCACGATTCAGAAAGCAAGCCAGCCGTTGCCATTTAGTGGGGTTGGCGGCTTTGAAAGTAAACAAATAAGCGATTGGAATAGGGCGCTTGCTAAAAGAGCCTTAGGGCAAGATGCAGAGGCATTAACGCCTGAAGTGGTGCAAAACTTTTTATCCTCGTCTGGCAAACAATTTGACAGCATTTTGAGCGGTAAATCTGTTTCAGCAACTGTTGATGATATAGCGGCGCTTAAAACTATATCCGGCAACGCAAAGGATTTTGTTACCGGTGATTTGGCGGCTATTATCCAGCGCAATGTAAATGATCTTATGAAGGATATTGGCAAAGGCAAAAGCATACCCGGCGAAAAATTGGCAAGTTATCGCTCTAGGTTGATAGATAACATACCAAAAGCGCAAAATGAATCCAAAGTCTATTTATATGATTTATTAGAAACCGTTGATAATATTGCTGAAAAATCAATGAGTAAGCAAGATGTCGATTCATTAAAAACACTTCGCCGTCAATGGCGCAACTGGAAAACTGTTGAGCCATTGTTAGAGGGCTCCAAGGACGGCATAATAAACCCCACAGCATTGATGTCGCGCGTTGCTAGTAGCCCTTACATAAAGGCTGCTAGAAAACAAGTGGGCGAAGATGATTTGGTGGATTTGGCGCGAATTGGGAAAATGATTCCAAAGTTGGGCGGCTCAGATACCTATGATAAAGCAGTGTTAACAGGTGGCGTGGGTTTTGGCGGCGCTACTAATCCTCTTTTAACGGGCGGCTTACTGGCTGGGAACAGGGGCTATCAAAAGTTTTACAATCAATCGCAAGGGCTTATTTCGCGCGGCATTGCTAAATCGTTAGAAGAGGCAAAAAGAGACGCAATAGCCAACGCGTTACGGCAATCTAGTCAATAATAGGTAGAGATATGACAGTTCCTTTCACAACAGGCCGCCCCGCAACGCAAACTGATTGCTTTCGTATCAACGCACTTGGCGACTCAATCAGCGCACGCGGCGGTCTGTACCAGCAACCGGGCGCATATAATGCCCCGCAATGGCTTCCAAACACCGCGTATATAGTGGGCAACATTGTTGTGAATAATGGCTTGATTTACAGGTGCTCAACGGCAGGAACGTCAGCTGGTGCCGGTGGGCCAACGGGTCTAGGTAGCGGCATTGTTGACGGCACGGCACAGTGGTTTCATTCCCGCCCTATCATTACGCTTGGCAACAATTCGTTTCTTAATTGGGCGGAAAAATTCAGCAACGGCCAGCTTTATGTAAACATGGATGAAGGCATTGCCGGTATTCAAGGGGCAATGGTTAAAGTTATTGTGGTAAAAGGCGGGCAAAACTATTCGCCGTCTGATACCATTGCAATAGCGGGCAGCGGCGTGACTGCAAGCCTTGTTGTTAGCAACGGCGTTATCACTGGCGTTACCATTACAAACCCCGGCCAGCCGAACGTTCCTTTTTCTGCAACAATTACTACAAGCACAGGTTCTGGAGCGGTTATTTCTGGCGTGCATAACGCATCGGGAACGTTCGGGGTTACTGGCAGCTTTACATCGGATATGGTTGCGCGCCTGCCTGATGTTTTAGCCAGCAAAACAGATATTGTTGTTGTGCACGGCGGCACAAACGACATTGGAAACAATATTCCCTCAGCCACAACTATTGCCAACCTAGAGCTATGTTATACATCCATATTAAAAAGCGGTAAAAAAGTCATAGCAATGCCTATTACGCCGCGCACTGGCATGACTGGTATTCAACTTGCGGCCATGCATCGAATCAACAGCTGGATTTATAGCTATTGTCGCGGTGTGGCGGCTCGCTCATCTGGAAATCTGCCAATAGATATTGCCGATGCTAGAGGTTATTGGACGGATGGCAGCAGCACCAGTAATTCTCCCGTGGGCGGCGCTACTGGAACCGTTGCCTATGCGATGACTGAAGATGGTCTGCACCCATCCCCAAGGGGCGCGTATTACAGTGGTTATGCCGTATGGATTGCTGCGCAGCGCATTATGGGCGGCACGCCTCTATATCCTGTTCGGCAATACAACCAGACAGACGGCTATGACCCAGTGCGCAATCCCGCCGGAAATATGCTGGAAGGTGCGCCGTGGGTTGCTAGCACTGCTTATGCGGCGGGGGCGATTGTTGCCAACGATACCGCGCCCGTTAAAGTGTATTTATGCACCACTGCTGGTACAACTGCTGGCGCTGGTGGACCCACTGGAACTGGCGGCAGTATTGCCGATGGCAGCTGCGTTTGGGCTTATATCCGCCCGGCTGGAACTTCTACGGGTAACTGCGGCACAGCGGGAACGCCTACGGCGGCTGCTGGTATTGTCTATGTGGGCAACCAACCAACAGGCACAACATTTGCCCGTGGTAGCGGTACGGCTTCTGGTACTATAACGCTTAGTTCTGAGTCCCCGTGGAGCAACGGCCAAGTTGGACAGCGGCCTGTTTTCCAGTTTTCCCTTGGAAGCGGCGGCGCGGAAATATGGAACTATCAAATTAACAACGCCAGTTATAACACGTTAGGATTGCTTCCAGCTGATTTGTTAACAACCTATTTCTATGCTGAGGCCGAGGTTGAACTATCGAGCGTTGCCAACCTATCTTGGTGCGGCATCAACTTATTTGATAGCGCCAACTCGTTTACATCAACAGAAATGCTGAACGCAACAATTATCAATGG